AAACAACTAGATGTTAACGAAATACAATTTTATGAAAGTGGATTAACAAGTACTAGAGGATTTCCAAAAACAGTTAACGGCAACGTATATTTAGGGCGCAATGAATTAACATCTGTTGAATATTTACCGCAGACTGATGTTCTTAATTTAATGTTGTTTGAAAATAAATTGACATCGTTAAAAGGCTGTCCAAAATCAATTAGAGGTAATTTCAATTGTTCTAAAAATCCCTTATTACACTCTCTTGAAGGAATGCCTGTTGATATTCAGGGTCAATTCGTTTGTTTTGGTTGTCAAAACATGACAGACGAATATGTACATTTATTTCTTCGTAATAAAAATATTCACATAGGTGGTTTAAAAATTATAGGTTGGGATGCAGCCCACAGAGAAGATTACATGTAATTACCACTCACTTAAGATCGATCGTTTCCATCGATTTCCTACCCATACATAAAGAAAATTTCCATCGGTAACGACATGCATTCCAGATAATGTAGAACAATCTTTAGGCGGCTGATTATAGAATATATTTTGATCAGTGTAAGATGAACTGTGAACACTTGGTGTTTCGAGATGTGAAAAGTCAACTTCAAGTTTATGCGTACTCGGATCCATTTTCAACGTCACATTATCAATATCTTTCTGAATATGATATTTAACGCCTTTTTGCAAATCTTCAATAGAAATATGTTGTGGCGATCGCCAAGATACAGAATTAACTTCAACAAATACTTGTGATTTATCGATATGTTCGTGATCTACTCTATGTAATCTCATGATACTTGAATTAATCCCTCATATTTCTTAATAATTGCGTTTCCGTAACTATCATAAGCTGTACATTCTACATCATAAATTCCAGCAGTATCGAATATGTAAGGAACACTTTTATTAAATACTTTCATTAAAACAATACTTGAATCATGTTCTATGATTTCCCAAATATTTTGTTGATTAAGAAGATAATTTGAAGGATCGTATATCGCTTGTAATATAACGAGCGTACTTATATCAACACTAAGTGGTTTACTTTGATCATATGTGAAATATTGAGTATTGATCAGATTATCTGATGGTTCATACCACTGTTGATTGATTTTATCCTGATCGAATAAAATATTGATGAGTACGAATGTGTCATCGAGATAATGTTCTTGACAATATGAATTCTTCAAATAAATTTGAAAGTTATTTGCTGCTTCATCGGCATTTTCTGTAGATATTGTAAAATCTGCGTAAGTCGAAAATGCATGTTTCGCCTGTATTGAATAGATACTTGGATTATTAATAAAGAATTCAGGAACAGGAAAATCAAATGTATGTGTAGTTCCGCTTACGTCTAAAACTTTATAAGATGATCCCCAAGAATATCCGTTAGTGTTATGTGAAACAATAAGTCCAACAATCTGATTTACTTCAAATTGATAGTTACTAATATCGGCAGTAAAGTTTGAGCCATTATTGCTTGGATTAAAAACAGTTCTATACGTGTCATTCAAAATGTAAATATCAGTAGATGCTTCAATAACAAATGAAGGAGGAATAACATTAAGAGTTGCTGTTGTAGGTTGTCCGGGAGTTGCTGAAATAATATGCGCGCTTACTTCTTCAATTAATGCGTATTTTCCTTTATCAAATCTAATTAATCTTACATCATCACCAGAATAAAATTTTTGAAAATCAGGATCAATTGTAATATTTAAGCCTGATATATCTGTAACTCTTTCTGTTATATTGATGAATCGATTTATTGAATTGGGTTCTGGCACATCTTGGAAGTATGTAATTGAAGGCACAGAAACATATGCATTTCCGCTTGGATCAACTTCAACATCTAACCCCTGTAGTGGGATCAATCTATCATAAATTGGAAATGGATTTTCTGAAATTAATGTGCTTACTTCATCTATACTCATATATGTACTTACACAAACATTATTGCAACAATTATCAATTGCTGTGTAAAGTGTGGGTGCTTTAATAAACACAGGATATAATTCTCTTGCAGGATTGTACATTAATGTATTGTATTCGTCCCACGCAAACAATTCAATATGATAATCGCCAATGTGATTAACATGAATTGTATAAATGCTATTATCCTGCAAATATACGTTAGGATCGTTACCACCTGTTCTTCCTGATGGATCTGCCCAATAATATGCGCTTGGATCGAATTGGAACAATCTCATACGTGGAGATTCATAAACTGCATTAACCGTTATTTGTTGTTCACTTAAACTTGTATCGTAATTGAAATTAAGATAAAGAGTTAAATTATCTGATGAATTTGGAACAGTTCCTGCATTCATATAAACTTTTCCATCTAAAATATCAAGATAGTATATTTTATTTCCAAATGTTTGTTTATTTCCGCTTGGATCAGTAAATTTGAAATATTGCATGCTTAAAAGAGGCACTTTATAATTTGTGTCATACGCATATTGTAAACGTGCTGAAATATCTGGAGCAAATTCTGCATAATCATGGAATCCGACTTTATCACCTATTGAAGATTCCATTATGTAGTCATAGAATTTTGAAGGATCAGGATAAATTGAATATGCGACTGAATGAATCCACTCGTCAATACTTGGGTCTCTTAAGTAAGCTTTTTCTAAAAGCACTGTTAAATTTGTTGATACATTAAAGAATACTGTAGATACATCATAAGTGTTATAGAAACGTATTTCATTTTCATAGACGAATAATGGGTTTGTAACTACGTTATTTGTTAATACGCCACCTAAATCTTTTTCAACTGATAATCTCCAAAGAATATCTGCAATATTGATAAAAGGATAAGCAAATGATGAACCTACAAGTAAAAATGCTGTTGGATTTGCAAGATATGATGGGTCTGTAATTGAATAATATGTTGATGGATCCGAAGGATTCCATGCATACGATACCATTTGTCCAAAAGTTGTTGGAAGGTCAGCAGATTTCGTATTTGTTAATTCCAAGAAAGTTAATCTTATACTTGCATCACCCATTATCAATTCAGACATTTCGTCTGGACTATAAGGTGTTAATGTTTGATCAATAGAGTAATTAAATCCAATGTTATCTGTAGTGTAAACAAGATTTTGTACTCTTTCAAAATAAATACCTTCTCCAGTTATGTCAGTGATTCTACAGTTAACTCCAATGATATTTCTTTCAAGCCAAGTTTTTAATCCTAAAAGTTTTACAAAAACTTCATCAAGACTATATGAATAACAATCTTTTGTTTCTGGTGTGCCATAAACGTCTAATGTTCCAGTTTCTTCCGTTAAACAATAATTAAGTGATAATTGATTGAGTTTCTTAAGTGTTTTTCTCTGTTCAGGACTAAACATCAAAATAGTTTGTGTTCTATCTTTTGCTTCGTAAGGAACAATAAGAGATAATTTTGTGTTAGTCTTAACATTTAAGAACCATTCACGAATATAAATGTCATCATATCCTAACCATTTAATCGCATTTATTAAACCTTTGTAAGTTCCAATAAACGGCATAATTTTATCATATTCAAGAATGATGTGTTTTGATTTGTAGTTTAAAAGTTTCCAATCTGGCAGATCTTCGTTAATATCTGTTTCTTTAAAGATATTTTTCATGCCTTTAGGATCAGGCAAACCAAAGTTTGTTATAAGTGTTCTAAATCTTTCATCTTCTCCGATTGATTCAGCGTTAACTACGATTTCGGCAATTGTGTATAAAGTTGTACCTACTAAATGATAGATTCGAAGAATTCTTTCATAAACACCTTCTGCATCAGCTCTAAATCCAACGTTAACCTGAATTGGCGTATCTAGTGCAAAAGTGCTTGTATCAAATGCAAGTGAATCAGTCCAGGTTATTTCATTACTATTTTCATCAACATTAAAAAATTGAATTTGATTATCATTACCAATGAATTCCATAACTAAAATTGGATTGACTCCATCGTATGGACGTCTGTATTGATCTTTAACAAATTCATCTAAAATATAAAGAGTTTCTGTTTCGATTAAACCTGTTGCGACAGGTTGTAAGAAAATAGCGCTGGCATAGGTTACAGAAGGATAAACAAATTCTGTAGGTTTTCGTTGTATACTAAAATATAAATTATTAACAGATAAATCAATAGAAGGTGTAATAATTAACGGCGAATTATTTGTTGCTATTATTTCAAAATATCCTGATGTTGATACGTCAGATTGTGTATATCCACCAAAAGAAATATTAAAATCTCCTTGTGTTAAACCTGATACATTATAAAATACTTTATAAGTTTTATGAGCTTCAGAAGTAAAATTATTTGTCAAAGTTGATGTATCGGCAACAGTACTTCCAGATGGATCTCTTGTAAATCCTATATTATTATCTCCGGACCAACATGAAGAATTTAACGTCCAAACTGGATAAAATAAACTCCAATCATTGGCTTCTAAGAAATTTCTTGTATAAAGGCAAGGATCGAAAACTAATCCATCGATGCTTTTAACATACGCAATATTTGATTGCGTGCTTGTGTCAAAATTATTTAATGTGCTAAAAATAGGAATAACCACGGTAGATACGGATGCATCAACTGGAGTCAAAGGAATGATGTCGCTGTTAGATGCGTATGCATACGATACGACGGTCTGGTCTCCCGTATACGAATATCCACCGTTAGTTATTCCAGTATACTTTGCCAATCCGCTTGGATCAGTTTGCAAAAAACCATTTGCTCCGGTACCCGTTGGATCAGCGAAAGTAAGTTGTATTAATGGGTCAGGGTTCCAATTTAGTTGGGAACCGGCTTTATCAAAAATTTTCCAGTTGGAAGTATTCATTATAGCTTAATGTTATTTGAAATGTATTTATTTTATATATCTAAACTTTATGCGCAATGAAACTATTCATATGTTTTTTCATATAAGATATAACGATATTAATCATGAATCACCAAGCAGTATACGAAAAAATAATTTCTAACGCTCGAAATCAAAAAAGAATTCGAGTAAATGGTGAGTACTATGAAAATCACCATATTATTCCTAAGTGTATAAATGGAAGTGAAGAAAAAGACAATAAAGTTTTATTAACTGCTCGTGAACATTTTGTTTGTCATAAATTGCTAACATACATCTATAAAGAAAACAGGAAAATTGTATGCGCATTTCATTTAATGAGTATTATGAATAAACGCAAGTACGGAATAACATCAAGAGATTATGCGTATTCCATTGAATTAATTCGAAATACTCCAATATCTAAAGAAACAAAAACAAAAATAAGTTTAGCGCTTACAGGAAAAAGTAAATCGCCTGAACATAATGAAAAAAATAGTCAAAGACACATTGGCAAAAAATATTCCAACGAAACAAATAAGAAAAAAGCTAATGTAGGTGATAAAAATGGAATGTTTAATAAACATCACTCAAAAGAAAGCATTGAAAACATACGAAAAAAACTTAAAGATAAAAATATATCTCAAAAACATAAGAATAATATATCTAAAGGATTATTAAATAAACCTAAGAAATTATGTCCACACTGTAACCGATTATTTGACGCAGGTAATTATCAAAAATATCATGGTGATAAATGCCGGTTAATTTACGTTCATTGAGTTTTTATCGTGTGCAATTGAATACCATTTTTTAACTATCTTTGTATGTTCAATTAAGAAATTTAACATAGCTTCAATCGTGCTATACATTGGAACCTGTAATTGATTGGCATACATTTCCGGTGATAATCCTTTCTTAAGTAATTTACCTTTGTAATTAAATCCTAAATTAAGGAAAACATCATTAAAATGTTTTGATTGATAAAAATACGAAGGTCTTGTCGTATATAAATTTCGCTTTGTATTATTTACTGCCATAATTATCCTGTGATGTTATTTACGATTGCTATGTTGTTTTCTGAGTTGATATTTTTCTGAGTGTAACCTCTTACTTGTATGTTTACGTTTGATAATTTATTCTTAACTAAACTATCTTCATAAAATGTTCCTTGGGCGTTTTCAAAGTTTCCACGAATTAATGCGTATATATCATTAACAGGAACGTTGTTTCCAAATGCGTCTTTTACAAATCTTTGAAGAATAATATCGCCATAATCATCTATTCCATAAAATGTTTTATAAATGTTTAAATTTTTTGCATCTGCATCAAACCAAACATTAACTGAGTCAACACCATCAAGTCCTTCAATAATTCGAATTAAATCTGAAACCGGAATTCTATCTCTACGAGTATTTTTTAAGAAATAATCTGAGGTGGCCGAAATGATTGCTTGTCGTACTGTATCATATACTGTGCCTTCCCATAATATAAGAGACATATTTATTGAAAACTTTGGAAATTGCAAATTCAAAATTGCATTATCAACAGTTAAGATTCTTTGACCACTTTGTTCGATATAATCTAAGATTGCAGCTTTTTCACTATCGGACATAATAAATGCTTCTAAGGAACATGTATAATAATTTTCGTTTGATTGAATTCTCTTATTAACATCGGGAACTAAAAACAAATAAACTGTATTATCATCTTTCTTTTGGGCTTCGACTTGTTGTGTATAATAATTAAGTTGTGAAGAAGCATTATCTAATTGAGGTTTTAATGTTGTAGCTTGCACTGAACTAACTCCGTTTGTAGAAATAATTTGTTGATATTGCGTGCTTAATTGTTCAAAGGTTGTTTTGGCCTGATTGTATTTATCTGCAGCATACTGATCTTCAAATGTTGCAAATCCAGGGATAGCATCAATTATCGTGAAGATATTCAATTTACGTAAAAAATAAATGTAATTATTTTCATTTGCCAAAACAAAACTTCTTGAAAGATGTGGAGCTAATAATCTCGTTAAATAAAGAGGTTCTTCTTGAGCGCCAAACATAATCTCATTTTTAATAAGAACGTTGAGATATTTGTTTAGATCGAGTTGATCACCATTAAGAGAAAATCCTGGCGTAGAAAATTTCCAACTATTATTTAAGTTGTTATTTTGAGCATTTAAATTTCCTGCTGCACCATCAGTTATAAGATATTCAATTAAAATAGTTGAACCGTAAGGAGGCATTGCTCCATTAAAGCTATTTCCAAAGAAAAGATCTATACCACCAGTTTGGCCCGTTTTAGCCATTACTGCTGTTTGATCAATAGTCATATCAAGAATTGAATCAACTACATCCCATTTTGTTCCGTTAACAAAAACGTTAACGTAATAATTATCGATGGAAGCTCCTTTTTTATTCTGAAAGTTGAATGATTGCAATGGGTCTCCAGTTCCAGTTGCTTGCTGATATTCTGTTTTTCCTTGAACTATATTTACTTCTACTGCATTTGTAACGCTAGTTAAATCAAAAACTAATTCTTCACCGGGTAGTGTAATCGTATAAGTTAAACCATTTTGAGTATTTGCCAATAAAGTGTAATTTGGAATAGAAATAATGCTTGTTCCGGGTGGTAATTTCTGACCATTATATTGAAGAATCAAAGTTCCTCTTGCCGAAATAGGTCTTGATGGATTATGTCCTGTTAATGTTGCAACACCCTTAACACTGGCAGGTCGAGTTGCAGTATTGATGTTTAATTCTGTAACTGAATCTTCGTTATAGAATAAAATCATACGTCCATAACTTAGAACTACTTGAAGTAATTGACCCATAGGAGAAGCTAATGTAAAGTATTGTCCTAATGCTCCATACGAGTTTTTTACAAAGTTTAACGCATCTTGGTATAATTCTTGAAAACGTATCCTACTGGTACTAAAAATTTGTGGCATATTATTGTTTTATTTTTAAAAGGGTATATCAATTGCATCATCTATATGACTTATCGATTTATCTTCATATTCTTTCTTTTTTTTCTTACTTACATATCCTGTTCCTTCACAGGTTTCACATTCAACTTCTATTGGGCAATATCTACAATCGTGTTCTCCAGTTCGTGGATCAATTGAATTCTGATCATGATCTGGATAAGAACCTTCTCCTTGACACTGAGGACATTTCACTCTTCCAATTTCCATATCATCAATTGGATCTGTTTCTTCATCAAAAGCTTCGTTAATATATTTTGCTTTCATATTACTTTATTAAAAGTCCAATTACTTTTTGATTATCTATAAAAATATCGATAACGGCATAATCATATCCATCTGCTTTCCCGAAAGAAACTTGAGGAACTATGGAGTAATCTTTTGTTTCAGAAATATAACGATCAAATTGCATCTTAATTTTTTCTTCAAGTTGAGTTTTATTGATTCTTGTTTCGAAGATCAAATCTTCAATTCCAACTCCAAATGCTAAATCTCCGAATATCTGTCCAGAACGAGTTCCCAATATCATTTTAATCTTCGTGATAATTGATTCAATTGCATCTGTATGTTCTAACACACCAAATTGATAATTTGGATCTTCGGAACTTCTTATGTACAAATCTTTTATCATTTACTTTTTATTTTATATATCCACAGAAAACAAAAGGGAGTCATAGCTCCCTGATTATTTGTTTCTTGCAATCGTTATTTATCTTCGCCTTCTTCTTTTTCTATTTCTTTTCGGACTTTTTCTTCTTTAGCAGAAGCATCATCATGCGCCTTATCGTATGGAGCATGCTTATTTTTCATCTCTTTTCTTTCAGTAAGTTCATGAACTATCGTAGTGTACTTATCTTCCTTATCCATATCTTCATCGATCCAAGCTTCATCTTCAGGAATATAATGTGGGTAAATATAGGCATGACCACCCATCGTAAAATCAATATCAAATCCTTTGCCTTTAACGTCTCTTACATGAGTTCCGTCTACAAAATAAATTTTAACACCATCTTTAGTAGTTACAATTAATTTTTTGCCAAAATCTTGTGATTGTTTGTATGTTATTTTCTTGCCTCTATCATTATTTTCTTTTGCTTTATTGAGCATAGGATTTTTATCAATAAGTTTATCACTATCTTTATACTCGATATGATCAATTCCGCCTGCATCCCATTTTTCAAAATCTTTAAAGTTGAATTTGCCAATTTTCTCATGAGATACTTCATCTAAACGAGGATAAAAGCCTTCATCTTTTCCTTCATCAGTAGCAGAAGCCATTTGCCATTGTCTCTTACCCATATATGCGGGATTCTTAGAACCAAATCCATAAGGAACTTTATGCTTAGTTTTTGTATCTAAGTGTTGTAAATAAGCTTTTTCTGATGGTTTTTTCGATCCAATATATTTTTCGATAGGAATTATTTTTGATTCTCTATCTCTATCATAATTGTTGCTATAATCTTGCTGTCCTTTAAATCGCATGCCCTCGGGATATATTTCTATCTTCCAATCATTATCATAGATTTGAATTTTTTTCTTTTTTTCAATTATGCCAACAATTTGTTTTAATTCTTTATTCGAAGGATAAACCCAAAAGGTAATTATTTTTGGCTCCATGAATAAACGACCGGGATAAATCTTTTTCCAATTTACGCCATAAGGTTTAGTTTTGTTATTGATTGCATTTTGTGGACCGCCTCTCCAAAAACCGGCAGTTTCCGGATCAGTTCCATGATAAGAATTCTTTTTATTAGAAACTAAAACGTCAAGTATTTTTTCATTATCTTCATCCCAAACTACTTCAAAAGCATAAGATAAATCACGTTCCGTTTCATAATGTCTGCCTCCTATTCTAAAATTATCAGGAGTTTCAAACAATGATGGATATTTAAAACTTTCATCTAAATCATAATCGTCATCATCTTCGAAATATTTCATATCAAATTTAAATTGTGGATTTTTATTTTTAACTGCGGTTAATAATTTTTCTGTTTCTGATCCTTCCCATTCAAAAGTATCGCTAGGAACGAAGATATCTTCATCTTCTAATCTATCAAATAATATGAAACGAGTCTGATCATCATATACTCCTGCCAAATCGGGTTCTTTATCGGCTTCTTGATTGTATATTAACGTTTTGATAACATCTGCTTTAATAAGAGCATTGGCCATTTCTCCGTGATTGAAATATTTACGTTTATATGATACGTATAAATTTCCTTGTTCATCTGAAATAGCTCTTACATCTGGATCAAATCCTTCTAATGATTTAGGATTCTTCATAATAGGTGTTTTGTATTTTCCTACTTTGGCAACTATATCATATGAATTTACAGCTTCGGTGTTATATCCATGTTTTATTCCAAAATTCTTTTCGTAATAATTATCCATTTTTGAGCTTTCGAATACTGATTTCTTTCCTCGTTCTTCGGCATATTTTTCATGAACAAATCCGCCCCAATGTTTGTGTTTAAATAACATATGAGAATACTCTTTAGTATCGAGTTCAATTATAGAAACATATTCTGCATAATCAGAATTTTTAGAAAATAAAACATCCTTTGTGATATCAAAATACTTACCATCTATTTTATTCCAGGCATGTTCGATAGGAATTCCATGATACGAGATTTCACCTTCTACATAATCAACGCCTTCACAATTAATACAAAGTTGACCTGCATTTTTATAGCATTCTTTTTGTACTACTTGGTGATGGCTATTTTTCAAGTATTCATCTATTTGAGGATATTGTTTACGAATCTCAACTGTATTAACATGTTTCAATTCTTTGGCGTGATCAACTTTCCATTGCCAATAATCTGATTGTCTTTGTCCTTTGAACATATCAGCAACCTGCTTCATGTAATCGATTAACTCAGATTCATTTAAATATTCTGTTATCGGTATAAAGTCGGTGTTTTCCATGTATTAATCAATTGTTTCTTTTAATCGAGGATAAAATGATTCTTCAATTTTCTTATTATGCTTTCCAATATTTGATTTTGATAATTTAATTCGTCTAGCTTCTTTTCTTTTATCGGCTTCTTCTTTTCCGTATTTTTTAACCCATAAATCATATGTGGTTGTTCCATACATTGGATTCTTTTTTCCAGACCATGTAGGTTTTCCTTTGTTCCATGGAGTTTGCCCGAGATGACCTTTTGAAATATTATTTTTTCGTTCTTCTGAAAAGGTTTTTCCTAATAGGGACTTTCTTGTTTTATCTTTCGTTTCTTGTGTTCGTGTTTTGCCTGTATTAGCTAAAGCTCGTAATTTTTTTGTTTCTTCAGATTGTATTCTACCTACATTTTTTCCTTTCATCGATTCTCTAGCTTTATCTTTTGATGATTGTAAAACAGGAATAGCTCTCATTAATTCTACTGCACGAGCATAATCTCTTGAAGATAATTTTCTATTAGCTTTATTATTGAAACATATATAATGAAAAGCACATGCTAGTTTTCTATTATTAGGATAAATATATGTTAGCAATTTATGACATACAAAGTGTTCTCTTGCGGTTAATAAAACTTTATTTTCTTTTTCATCTATTCCTCCTATGCACTTAGGAATAATATGATGATTTTCGTAATAAACATATCCTAAATCTTTTTTCTTAAATCGTACTCTATTTTTAGATTTTGCTTTCTGAATTATATTATCATAAACTTGTTGATAATTCATATTTTTATTTTTATTTAAGACATCATCATAAACCAATCAGCACTCGAATCTGTTTTGATCTTTTCTTTAAGTGCGTCTAATTCTTCTTTTCCTTCTGATCTAATATCTGCGTAATTAATTTGTATACCACCAATAAGAGTGTAGTTGAATGTACCCAATATTCTAGCTAATTGCATTTTTCCTCTTGCAACTACCCATTTTAAGAAAAGAGGATCATCATATAAATCTTCTATAGGAATTTTATTTAAAGTTGCTAACCAAAGTGATTCAGCTGGGTCTCTACCGGTTATGATTAATCTTTTCGTGTTAATACTAAAGTGGTGTTGAATATCTCTTAAGTTAAATGATCTAGCCAAATCCCAAAAACTCCATTGAATTGTTCTGTAAGTTATCTGATCAGAAGAAAGCGGAGTCAAATACATATCTGCAGCCATCAATCTATCAAAACTCATATCAGGGTCGTTAATACCGAATACTCTTTGCCCTGAAGTCATTTCATAAACATATTTCATAGCCATTACACATGGAGGTAATTGAAAAGTTCTGGTGTGTTTCCATTCGACCGTGCCAAAATACTTTTTATCAAGAACATACCAAGCATCTTGAACAGCATCTCGATATTCACGATACATCCATTCGGCCTCTAGTTTTACCAAACGTTCAATTTCGATTGGAGGAAGCGAAAATGGAATACCGCATGATGCGGTTATTTCTCCGTTTACACTACTTACAAATTCTGTATCTATCATTATTTTAAGTATTTTTTATATTTTTAATAATTCTGTCTGCATCTTCTTCATCGTTTGCAGATACAAGATGTCCTTCGCCCATTACCCACCAACCATCATTTCTTTCTTCTTTTCTTAGGGGTCCTTCACGAACGCCTTCAATACCTTTTAAAAATGATATTCTCTCTTTTAAACTTTCACTAACTAATTTTTGCATCACATTATATTTTATTTTGGATATTTATTTTTATCATAAGCATTACCGTAACCTACATCATCTGATTTCTTATTAAAACTTTTAATCCAGCTATAATCTCGAATTTCCTTAACATTAACAGCATCGGTTAATTGAGGTAAAGGCATTTGTTTAACTATAACTGTAGTTTTATCATCTGCTTCCATGGCCTTTCCTGGACTTGCAAATTTGATAACACTTTCTTTAACTGGACAATTTATAATTTCTTCATTGTTAACAACATAACATCTAGCAATTTCATTACTCTTGTTAACGCTGACACCTTCCATATATGAATCTTGAACGTTATTGTTACTAATAAATTTAGAGTTGTAAATTCTAGCTTTTCCGATATTACAAGAAACAAAAGAACAATTTTCCATGATTCCTGATAAATCACAATGTACCAAATCCATGTCTTTAATTGAATTTAAAGAGTTGGTAAGTTTGCTTTTTCTAAGTTGAAATCTTCCAATTTGTGTATCATAATTAAATTGACCTTCTCTTAAACCGCCATTAATTATCATTTCAAACAACGTTTTTCTTATGTTATTCCAGTAACTTTTAACTGTTTGCACTGATGTTTTAAGATCAACATAAACTCGTATATCTTTAAATTCATTCATAAATACTTCGGGATCGTAGAATGCCATTTGCATTTTTTCAAAGCCTTCAGTTATTCTTTTCATTTCTATTGATTCATCAACATTATATTCTTCTTCATTGATACTTTGATAGGTTTTTATAATGAAGTATTCCAAAATATTTTTAATTTCTTCAGGTTTACTGGCATAATCTTTTCCACCTACATAATTACATTCAAGAATTCCTCTTGTGTATTCTTTGAAGTTGATTCCGTAGAATTCTGCGTATGGAGTTGTTAAAATATACTTAATGTTGGTTGCGATATCAGATTCATTAATGTAATTTGTAATTGGAGCAATATTTTTGATTGATAATGCATAAGGAGAACCCTTCTGTTCTGGGAATCTTTTATACACTTCATTTTCATCAAATTTCAAAATCAATCGAGTAGGATCCATTTGAGAAAGACTTGAGAGTGTATCGAGATGACGGTGGTTAAAGGATAAGGATATCTTTAACTGTGTATCTGCAGTGGTCTCGCAGCTTTCAGAAATCCATCCTGAAACACTGTCGATTACAGGGAGTATTGAATGATAATTTTGCGGAGCGATATTTAATTTATATCGTGCACGCGTGGCTTCGTACTCTTTTAAAAGAATAACATTTGCAAATGTAGCTGTATGTCCCTCTTCGTTTGTTAAAACAATATTCTTGGATGTTAAACGGGTTAAGTCATCAACAATAAAATTTGATTCTTTTGTTGAATAAAATTCAAAAACTAATCCAATTTCAGAAAAGTTGAGAACTTCTAATACACTATAATGTTTTGGTTTTCTCATAATTAATCGTCATATTCTCTATCAACGCGATCCATTTCATCTTCATCATCGTCATCTAAATCTACGTGATCGCCTGTATTAATTACATTTCCTCTTTTATCTAATACACCCGTATCTTCATCGTCATCATCATCTACATTCTCATTTGAAAATTTAGATTTTAAAAAAGCGTTGTATAAAGATTCAATATCTTCTTCGGGCACTTCATTTAAAATCCACTCTTCATCTCCGAATACGTCTAAACCATCTTCAGTTAAAGGTTCATCTATATCTGCATCTTCGTCTACATAACGAAGTTTAGTAATATCAACATTTTTTTTGATTATTTGCTTTACTTCTTCAGTGTCTTCTTCGTTTGGTTCATAATCAACATCATCTCCGTTATATGTGATGTATACAATACTAGCAATTTGATTTGCCATTTGTTCTATTTCTTCATCTCTGAATTTGTTAGAGCCTTCATTAATAGATTCATTCGTATTTTTTTGTAAGTCTAACACAGTCCAATATTTGCCAACTGGCCCAAATCCTATTGACGCTGCTAAATCTTTAAATTCGTCTTGTTGAAGATTTTCATATTCATGACGAAGATAATCAATCGTTTCCGGTTCTTGATTTGCTAGCATAAAATCGATTATTTCCTTTTTGTTGTATATCGGCGATTTGCCAAGACTTTCGGATACTAATTTCGCTCTCATTATTTGTGCATTTATTTTATATATTCGTGAATTTTAATCACCTCCACCTAATGTAACTGTCTTTTCATCCCAATCAATGAAGCCGTCATACTCACCTGTATTTTTTTCAATTTTCTTAAGCATATATTCTTTTATACCAAATTTATGTAATATTTCCCATGGAATGTCATCATAATAAATGTCATCATATTTCGCATCTTCATCTCGATATTCGTCATATATCTCAGGAATCTCATCTAAAAAATCAATTAAATCTGTTACTTTAAAGTTTTTTAATTTTTTTTTCATCATAGCTTCTAATCCAATGCCCATATCTACGATAGGATCGCTGTCTTCTGTAAATCCTAAATTTTCTCTAACTATTTTCATTACATGCTATCAAAATATTCTTCTAACCATTTCTTTTCTTTGGCCAATGCTTTTTCTGGTGTAGGTGCTCCTTCGAGTTCTTTTCCTTCATAAGGTTCACCAACATCTGAAGTGGCAAAATAAAATTCTTTTTCTTCATAGGTTTTACTATCAAAACCACTATGAATAATTCTAGAAACTTTTATGTGTAATGGTTTTTGATTAAAACTATGTGATTTAGTTTCAAATTCGTATTTTTTATACGTAATAATGTCAATTATCTGAACTTCACGATCTTCCGGATAATCTTCCGGATTCAAATCCCAATTTATCTTGACATTTAATTTCGCCATTTGAGCGTCATGACCAATTTGTAAATCTTTTATAGGGTCGCCTTCTTCAGAAAACTTTTCATAAAGACTTTCTTTTATTTTTCCACGAAGTTCTGAGCGACGTTTAAAATGATCTTCAGGATTTAAAGAGACGCTATTAAAATTCCATACCCATTCTTGGTAAACGCCTTTATCAAATAAATGTTCAACATCATTTGTGCTTGCTACTCGCAACATTATATCTGGACCGCTTTCTTTTGTTACTTCGGGAACATGAATACTTCCATCATCTTCTTCTTGTATTACTCCAGCTTTTTTACATAATCTACGCACTCTTTGTATTTCTGCTGAATAAAAATTATTATGTGTGCTATATTTTTGAAGCCATTCAAGTAATTTAATATGATTAGGATTTTTAAAATCAATAAGAATATTTGCAGCCCACGTGCTTATATAAAAGTAGTAATAAACGGGTATGATTCCAACACCTAAATCTTTTACAGGATCAGATACTTCTTCGAATTTCTCATTTAACTGGCGCGTTCTTTTTCGATAATCACCATTAATAATAAGTTTTTTATATTGATCTTGTACATAAAAATAAATGATGTTATTCTCATTATCTCTTTTAACAGTTGAATTAAAAAACTCTAAGTAACCAGCTTCTTCAACTATTTTTTTCAAATAACGCACATGTTGTTTTGTAAGACTTTTTGCTTTCATTACAAATTCTAAATAACTTGAATATCTTGCGTCTATATATGATATTTTCTTTTTATGTTTTCTGTCAATCGCTAAGATTTGTATCATTAGATCTTCAACGGGAATTTCTCCTATTCCCATAGCATGAACAGGGTCTGCATCTACACTAAATTTCTCGTATAATATTTCTCTTATCAACTTCATATAATTATATATCCAACAAAAAAGGAGCCGTGTGGCTCCTTCATATTTTATTCTCGACTTGGTAGTTTTTGTTTGCAATTTTCTCCGTGCCATCTATTATGAGTGCTTACAGAAAAATCTTGACTACAATATACACAAATAATTCGTTTTCGTTTTAATCCTTTAATTTTTTTAACTCGTTTATCTATAGTTTCTTTAGATTGTTTTTTTCCTGTTAATGTATGTATGATTTTTTCTATTTGTTGTTTTGTAAGTGTAGTTCCACGCTTAAGACTAATTTTTCCTAAACGAGATTTACTTGAGTTTTGTTTTAATTTTTTAGATTTTTCTTTTCCATATATTTCTTCGTAAGTTTTTCCTTTAAAAAATGAAATTTTTCCTTTATGTGATTCACTTAATTTTTCTTTTTGTTCTTTTGACATAGGCGTTATAGATCGTAATTCTTTTGCATACATATAATCTCTAGATGTCAAATGATGTTTTACATTTTTATTAAAAGTCATTCGAAAAAATGCATAAACTAATTCTGGGTTGCCGTTGTAAATATATGTAAGCAATTTATGACATATATAATGTTCTCTTGCAGTTAATAGTACTAAATTTTCTTTATCATTATTTCCGCCTAAACATTTAGGATTTATATGATGATTTTCATAATAAGTTCCTTGATGTCTTTGTCGATTTTCTGATTTAGCTTTCAGTATTATATTGTCATATATCTTTCGGTGATTCATAATTATGATAATTTGTTTTCAGGCAATTTGAAAACAAGTCGATCATTTTCATAAGAATCAAATATTACTTTAATTTTATCACCTGCTACAAAATTATTTGCCATAATTTTATTACGTTTAAATTCTTTAATAGGAATCAAACCATTTATCTCATTTATAGAAATAATCACACCGAAATTCATAACTGCTGCCACATTAGATTCTAACACTTTATCTTTTGAATCAACTATAAAATTTTGAATCTTACTCAATTTATCTTCAGGACTTTCTTTAGTAAGAATTATGCGATTATCTTTTGTAATTTCGGAAATGTAAAAATCAATAGAATCACCCGGCTTAATATTTCGTGCATTAAATTGTGTTTTAGTTTCTACATCCATTTTTGATGTATGTAGTAATCCAGTGAATATGTCAAATTCAACGAATATGCCATATTTAGAACACCCGGTTACGATACCGGAATACTTCTTAGATAAATCTAATTCTTTTGTTTTGATTGGAAGAATGTGGGCTAAATATTTCTTATGAGATACGATGAATGAATTCATTTCTTTTAAGAAGTCTTCAACCATTACGATTACTTCTTTTCCGATATATGATTGGAAATCAACTATTTTATTTGGAGCGGCCAACGAACCTGGCATGAATGCTTCAATACCTTGAACTTCTACAAAGAATCCACCTTTGTTTGCTTGTAATACTTTTGCGTTATATGCTTTGTTTGGATTTGAAATTTGTTCCATAAATTCATCTCTTACAGATTTAAGATGTCCTTGCCATAAGGAAATTTTAACTGAAGGTGTAGCTTCAAGTATAAAGGCATTTAATCCTTTAGCTACAAATTCTTTTATAATTGCTGCATTGTGTAAAGCATCTGTAAATTCATTAGCTGTATTATATCCAAATACTTGGATAAATTTCTTTTCTCTGGTAAGATCTATTGTTACAGTCAATCCTCCTGCAAGTTCCACATCAATGAATTGTCCTTTGATGTTGAAGATATCTGTGACCGGCACAATATCACCCTTATTTAAATCTTTTCGGATTAAATCGGTGTTTTGTTCGGTATAGATGTCGAAGAGTTTTTGAGCGTAAGGCTCTCGAGAGAAACATTTGTTTTTATCGTTGTTGCCATTGATTGATCGGTTTGGAGTTAGTTTGGTATTTCCATTATACCCGTCGTCATATTGTTCCCAATTGAAAACGCCAAATGTTTGTTCACTCATATTTATTTTAGTTTTAAAGTTTAAAAATTAATTTATAGTCTATATATTTTGTTAATAAATGTCATTTTTAACTATTTTCCGCCAGCATATACGATCTTCCAAATTGTAGAGATATATAAAATAAATAAAAATCTTATGATAAATTTTGCTCAGTGGACTTTAAATACAATGCAGCCTGAAATTCCTGGCATTTATAATGCTAACAATACTGCAATACAACGTTATTTAGATGTATTTTGGAATGATGCAGGAGGAATAATTATAGCTCCTATTAACACTCCAGGAAACGTTAAAGCAGCTTCAGGACAATTTGTCAATGTGGTAGTTGATAACTTAACTGTTAAGAATCAATTCACCAATTTGTATGATAATAATACAACTGCAGATTTTAACTTCTATAAAATGTATATTGACCCAGCTGTACAGCCAAGAGACCCCTGCACTGCTGCAACTTGGTGGCCGCAAGAACACAACGGTTTAAAGTATCTTGATGTTAACAAGCCTTATTATAAGATTCAAAATATAACCGAGCCTTATGTGTTCAATAACAACAATTTGTCACAGGTTGTAGGAATATTTTTGGATCCATCATTAGTAAGTCCAACAAATCAATTTCAAGTATTATTAGATCCTGTAGGAAACACGTATTTTACAGCTGATGCTTCAGCAGCCGGAGACCCTTCAATGGGAACGGGATTTTATGTTGAATTAATAGCTGTATCATATGATCCATCTTATGGAACTACATGGGCTCAATATAAATATGGACTTCCAGTTGTCGGAACAGGTGGAGGTGGTAGTGGCAGTGGAACAGTAGGACCGGGAACTGTAGATACAATTGCAATGTTTACGGGACCAAATACTGTAACAAATTCTCCTCTTACAATAGTAGGTTCTGATCTCAATACATTTGCAATTAATGCTGATGGCGTGATCACTTTAACAAATAAAAAAGTTACAGGTGTTGCAACACCAACTGATCCTTCAGATGCTGTTAACTTAGATTATGCAAATCAATTTTCAACAAACGCTTCTATGGGTTTGGCTTTGGCTCAATTTATTAGAAGTGCATCTATTGGAACTACACTTTATTGGAATGCTGGAACATTAGATGTTTCAATAAGTTTAGTAGGTGTAAGTCAATTTTATGTTGATGGATCATTAGCTTCTAGAGATGCTTCAATAACTTTCTTATTTATAAATAAAGCTAATAATGCTTCATTAGGAATTTATGCAACAAACGCAAGTGTCGGTACAGCTTTAGGAGCTTATGCAACTAATGCATCAATAAATGGTGCTGGATTTGCAAAAAATGCTTCGCTGGGACTTTATGCAACGAATGCATCAATAAACACTGCAGGCTTTGCTACTAATGCTTCTATAGGTTTGGCTGGATTTGCAACAGGCGCCTCATTAAATTCTTATGCAACTAATGCATCTGTAAATGCGGCCGGATTTGCAACCAACGCTTCTATTGCAGCAGCAGGTTTTCTTAATGCTTCATCATTAGCACCTTATGCAACAAATGTATCAATTGGATTAGCTGATTTTGCAAAAAATTCTTCATTAGGAATTTACACTACAAATGCTTCAGTGGGTTTAGCTTTAGGTGCTTATACGACTAATACTTCTATTAATAACACATTAGCACAATTTATCAAAAGCACTTCAACAGGATTCGGTTTAGTTTGGGATGCAAGTGGATTACTTGATGTTAGTATTGCTGGTCTTACAAACGTGGCAACTATTCCTTATGTAGATGGATCATTATTAACTCTTACAACTTATATTAATAGTACATTTGCACCATATAGTTACGTTATTAATAATTTTGTAAAAAATGCTAGTTTCCAAGACGTAATAAACACTTATGATTTTGCAACCAATTCATCAGTTAACGTTGCACTTTCCGATTATTTAACAATTACATCAGCAGCAGCAACTTATATCACACAAACTTACGTAGACGGTTCTTTAGCTTTGCAACAACTTCAAATTGATTCTCTTGATAATAGAGTTACTGTTTTGGAAGCTTCTACAGGACATGTTGATTTTCTTTATGTTGATGGTTCTTTAGCTGCAAGAGATGCTTCAATAACTGTTTTATTCAATAGAATAGACATTGCAGATGCTTCAGTTTTGACATTGACATTAGATATAAGTATTTTAGATGCTTCATTGTATGCATTAACTGTTTCATCATTGAATTTTGCAACTAACGCTTCAGTAAATGCAGCAGCATTTGCAAAAAATAGTTCGGTAAATTATCTTTATGGATGGCAATTAACTCAAGACGCTACTATTGCTCTTGTAATAGGAGCTAATGCAACACAACAAAGTCAAATTACTCTTTTACAAAATCAAAATCTAACTCAAGATGGTTCTATCATTAGAATGGATTCATCTATAAATTGGTTAATGAGTCAAACATCAGGAGAAATTACAACAGCTTATTTCCATGATTACGTTGATGGTTCTTTATCAGCAAGAGATTCATCTATAAGTGATTTACAATTTAACTCAGCAACTTATGAATATGTAGATGGTTCATTAGCAAAAAGAGATGTTTCTATACTTTGGTTGCAAAATAATAGTTTAACAAGCACTGCATTAAATCCTTACGCAACAAACGCTTCAGTTGGTTTGGCAATTGCTCCATTCGCAACAAATGCCTCAGTTGGTTTAGTCGTTTCAACTATAAATGCTTCTTTGGGATTAATGGCAACTAACTCTTCTGTAGGTTTATCAATTGCTTCATTCGCAACAAATGCAAGTGTAGGATTGGCAATTCAAAATTTTGCAACAAACTCATCAGTAGGTACCGCTTTAAATAAATACGTGCCAAATGCTTCATTGGGAACTGAATTTGTATGGAATGCCGGAGTACTTGATGTTTCTATTGGAGCTGGAGTTTCAAGTCTTTCAGCGCTTTCAGATGTTTCAATTTCAGCATTAGCAGATAAGAGTCTTATACAGTATGATATTGTTTCATCTAAATGGAAAAACGTAGTTCCATTGGATGGTTCTACTTATTTCCAAAATAAAATAACAAAACTTACAATTCCTGGACATACTACAACAGGAAATGCTGGAGATTGGTCTTATGATGCATCTTATCTTTTCATTTGCACAAGCACAAATCTATGGGGTAGATTATTATTAGATGTATCATTTTAAAAATTAAAAATACAATATGAGTAAACAAATACTATCTTGGAACAATATTCCGATAACTTATAATAACATACTATTACAGTTTGAAATTCCCTCTATTGGTTTTTTAAATTTTTATACTGAAGCATCAACATTAACATTTGATCCTGCTTTTGTTACTACCGCAGGCCTATTAAATTGGAGTCTTGGAGATGGTTCAACTGTCGATGCATCTAATAATTTCTCACATACTTATAGTCAATTAGGAAATAAATATGTTCAGATTTTTAACGGTACTACTACAGGACCTTTAAGTATAGCATCGTTAAATATGAATACTGATAATTTAGTAGGTACTTTAGATTTGGGATCATTAAGTAATTTAGGAATAGGCGGTTTGCCATTAAATTTATATTCTAATCCTAAATTAACTAAATTAATATTGCCTATTAGTTCTCAACCTCTTAATGTTCTTGGTATTAATGACTGTGATATAACTGGAACTTTAGATATGACCGGTCTTACTGGAATGGGAGGACAATTTAATGCTCAAAACAATCCACATCTTACACAAATTTTAAATCCAAGCACTAATATTGATTTTTCTATGTATTGGGCTCCGATTTGTGATTTAACAGGAACTTTGGATATGAGACCTTGTTCTAGTTTAGGAGGATCATTTATTGTCTATTCTAATCATCATCTTACTCAAATATTAAATCCAAAAAATTCAAAAATATTTTCTATATATTGGGCTTCGGATTGTAGTTTAAATGGAACATTAGATGTATCTGGATTAACTGGTTTGGGCGGAAATTTTGATGTAAATGGAAATAAAAATCTTACAAAAATTTTAAATCCGGTATCTTCACAAATATTTACAAGTTGGGCGGCATATAATTGCAGTTTAAATGGAACGCTGGATGTATCTGGATTAACTCAATTAGGAGGAGATTTTCAAGTTAATGCCAATATAAATCTTCAACATATAATTATGCCTACTTCCTCACGAACATTTACATCGTTTTACGCATACGATTGTAGCTTAACGGGTACTTTAGATGTTTCCGGATTAACAAATTTAGGAGGAACATTTGCAGCATATAATAATAAAACTCTTACAAACATACTTTTTGCAAATACTTCTAAAAATATAACGGCGTTTGGTGTACATAATAATGGATTAACAGGAACTTTAGATATATCAGGTCTTAAAGGATTGGGAGGACAAATAACTATTTATTCTAATCCAGCTCTTACACAAATAATTACTCCAAACTCTTCAACAAATGTTACGCATTTTTGGGCATATAATTGTAATTTAACGGGTAATTTAGATGTATCAGGATTAACAAATTTAGGAGGAGCTTTTGAAATTAATAATAACATTAATGTTACAAGTTTAACTTTACCTACAACCCTAACAAGACAATTTGTATCATTTAATGCTAAAAACTGTTCATTAAATACAACTTCTATTGATGCTGCATTGGCAAAATTACGCACATTGTATGACGCAAGTGCTCCTGTTGCTAATTTAATTGGAAATTTTGATGGAACGGGAAATGCATGGCCTACAGATGGTAGTTCGAATGCCGACTTATTAGCTATTTATGCTGATTTTACTGCAGTTGGAAAATTAGCAGATATAAGTATCAACTATCCAGCTGTAGTAGCAATACCTTTGATGATATTTACAACAGAATCTTCAACATTAGCATTTGATCCAATATTCACAGTAACTTAAAAATAAAAAATATAAAAATAATATGGCAGGCATTTTAAATTGGGATTTAGGTGATTCATCAAATAACGTAAACGCAAATGATATCACGCACACATACGCAACACCCGGAAATAAAACTGTAAAAGTATATAAAGGCACTGCTAGTGGCGCGAGTGCAATCACAAAAATCGTAATGGATATTGATGATTTGGTGGGAACACTTGATATTAGTTCTTTAATAAGTATCGCAGATTTGGAAATTCAAACAAATAGAAAACTTACAAATATCATATTTCCTAATTCATCTACAGCTATAACATACATATACGCTTACGATTGTAGTTTAAATGGAACATTGGATGTATCTGGACTTACTGGATTGGGCGGAAATATTAAATTTAATACCAACAT